AAAAACGTCTGATGTAGCAGATGCGTCAGGTCTAAAATCATGAACACCCAATAATACTTCTGCTTTAAAAGATGTACACATTGCTTGTGTAATAGCCATTTTTTACTCCTCTAGTAATTTAATTAGTTCAGGATATCCCATCTCTCTAAACCTATGAGCTAAGGTTGTGTTATGGCTCCTGACCATTTCTTTCATATATTGCACTAAAACTTTTCGTATATCTTTTTTAAAAGCTTCAGCTTGCGCTCTAACTGCAGGGTGTGAATCACTACCGACAGCTATTATCTTATCTAATGCTCTTTCAGCAACTTCTTCAGTATTAAATCCTCTACGAGAAGTTGTCATAACTTTTACTCCACCACCTAACAATACTGATGTGCTATTACCAATCATTGTACCCCCAACCTTATTTGTTTAGTTCTATACATATCTTGACGATTCTTACCTTCACTAAGCATTTTAAGCCCAGCTAAAGATTCATTATACCTTTGCACATAACTTTGGTAACTGTCTGCCTCACCTTTCATAAATATGTGAGCTTCTATCAACGCTCCATACAACAATACAGAATCGTAGTTATCACCTAACCAAGAAGTATTTGCAGTAACAATAGACTCTGGATAATAAAAATAATGAAGCTCTGATGTGTAATTTTGATCTGGGGTTGGGCCTAAAATATATGAATTGTTATCAAACAAAGCATAATGTGTAGGCTGCCCGGTGGATGTTGGGTTAGGAAAAGCCTCACGAATAAAGTTAACATCTTTATTTAGTAGATAACTATAATTACCAGAAGAATCAATAACTGCTAAAGAAAAGTTAGCGAGCCAATCAGTTGGCACTGTAAGGTATTGATTTCCTAAAGTCATACTACCCGTGACATTTTTTCTAAGATCTAATATTTGAACTGAATTATGTATTTTTTGTTCAGCTTGTTTTATGAACGTATTTATTTGCTCTGTGCTTGTGAGGGTAATCGTATTTTCATCACTATCTGTAAAAGACGTGTTAGGAAAATCATTTTCACAATAACCCTTTATAGTTTCAAAAAGTTCACTATAATTCATTAGCCAAATCTCTTAGAGGAATTAGTTCCTTTTGTAGCAGCACCTGTCCCTCTAGTTTTAACTGTTTGAGTGTTTGGAATATTATTCGGATAACCACCCACTTTTGGCACAGGTACATCCACAGGTTGTTTAAATTTTCCAGTATCGTCCATAATTTCTCCTAATTAAATTTAATATCCACCTCCACCACTATCGCCGCTTTCACTACTTTCACTACTTTCACTACTTTCACTACTTTCACTACTTTCACTACTTTCACTACTTTCACTACTTTCACTACTAGATTCAGTGCTAGAAACTGCATCGCCTCCTATAGTCACAGTTCCTATGTTTCCAGATACTAATAAATTATTTATTAGATCTAAATTAAAAGGATTACTAAAACCTACAGGATCAAACCCATACTGATAACTTCTGGAATCTGATTCTGCAAATCGTGTTAAATCTGGTCGTGGGTTTCTCAGAGCTTGAGGGTCGTTTACAGGAAACATACCAAGCTGTAATTGTGGTTGGTCCTGCTCAAAGCAATCTGGACATACCAGAATGTTAACATTTTTTGTCTTAATTGTAAGCTGTTTTAATTCTTTTAATTTATACCTAAATCCGCATCTATCGCACTCTGCGATAGCTCGTTTGCCTCTTGAATAATTAGATCCCATGTCAATATAAAAACTCTCTTGGCGCTAACCTTAAAGGAGCTTTTTCTCTATCTTCACTAGAAGCTATCATCCATTGCTCTTCATAATCTTGTTTTAACATTTGTATTCTGTCAGTTGCTTCTGGTATTTTTAGAGAAAGATAATATGCTAGTCCTGATACCAAACAAGGTAACATTCTAAATGGTATGTCAGGTGTGTTCACCCCATTTCCTGCATCTTGTATTCTTCTCATTCTAAAATACACAAGAGTATAAAAATTACTTTTATCTGGAGTAGGCCATATTTTTATTTGCGGAGTTTGTACAACACCAGAAGAGTTAGTAGCTCCAGACTTTCTATCAATAAATACTTGTATGGGTCGACCTGTCGCATTTTTATTAGGTATGGTTGCATATGTACTAACAGATATACGACTAATCGTTAAATCTTGTTGGTTTGAGCCTGAACCTGTTCTAACCTGATGCTCTAATAAATCAATCGTATCTACAGGTAAATCATATGTAATAGTGCCTTGAGTTAAAGGTATCGTGCCTTCTTCTATCGTCCATAGGTTTATACCTCTATTAGCCCAATCAATTGTCAATAAATTTAAAGAACGTCTAGCTGTTTTAAGATCATATCCGGTACGCATTTCCGTGCCGCAACGAGAAAATGCCTCTTCAGCTAAATCATTAAGGTTTAAATTAAAACTAGTTGTATCTGTAGTAGCCATTATTTCTTTGCTTTCACACTATTTATATATTTTCTATAAACACCAGCAGCATCTTTTTTTCCCATAACTCTGGCTCTTTGTTCCATAGCAATAGCAGCTTGTATCTTGTGTGCCTTCGATCTACCACTATTTCTAATCTTACTTACACTTTTTACTGCGTCTTCTCTCGTGGCAAACTTTAATCCTTTTATTGTACCTTTGGGGTTTTCATCTGTATATAAATCAGAATGTTTCTTAGACCTTGCGGGTTGACCTTTTTTTCTTGGTATTCTTGGATTTGAGGATCGTTTTAACATTTGTTGGTTTACCTCCCGGATTACCTGCTGCTCTTTTTCTTTGAACAGCAGATTTACGTTGTGCTGCAGTCATAGACTTAGCTTTTGCTCTTGGTACACATTTAGGATAGGATCTTTTACTGTCTTTAGCAGACTTTCGTCCACAGGCTTGGTATTTACCTTTTTTCTTAGGTGCGCCGATATCAACCCAGTCACCTTTTTTGCCTTTACCAAACCATTCTTTAAGAGACATTATGCGTAGCCTCCTCCTCTTTTCTTATACTCACGCACTAAATAAGCATTAGCGTAAGCGCTTGGATATACCTTGAATTTACGCTTTGTCTCCGCTTTTACACGAGCATATAAAGATGGATTCGTAGGTTTAGAGCCTGCTTTTTTCTTAGTAGTTTTTTTCTTTTTAACAGCCATTATGCCCTCGTCTTTCCTCTTTTAGCTATACCATCACGCTTTTTAGCAACTTTTCTAGCAACTTTTCTAGTAGTGGTTTTCTTTGCAGCAGTCTTTTTACCGCCAGCAACGCCGCCTTTTGTACCACCTTTAGAAGCCATACCACCACCACGCATATTGATCGCACCACCTTTAGCCATTCCTTTAGCCGTTTTCTTTTTATTTATTTCATCTATAGCACCACCAATAGAATAACCTTTAGAAGCCATACCACCGCCACGCATTTTGACTGCTCCGCCTTTAGCCATTACTGCACCGCCTTTAGCCATTCCTTTAGCTGTCATGCCACCGCCACGCATTTTAACTGCGCCGCCTTTTGCTTTCATTACTGCTCCGCCTTTTGCTTTCATTACCATACCTCCTTTTTTTGCTGTAAATCCCATTCGTTCTGCTGCTTGTCTACCTTTTTCTCCAGATTTTATCATGGCGCTAAGTCCTTTTTTACCTTCTGCAGAAGCGCTTCT